TTCAGCAACCTTGCGGGCGTACAGTTCCAATGGAACTCCCAACCGTTTGGCGATATTCACCTGTGTCTGCGTAAGCACGACCTTGCGGGCAGCTGTGCTACGGGTTGCAGGTGCAACAACATTGGATTTTGTGCGTTGAGGTTTAGCATCAACGGGTTCGTCGGCTCCAAATTGGTCGGCAAACCTTTCACGCATGTCAGCGTTGATACGTTTGTAGTATTCATCGCTACCTGCTGGAATCCCTTCCCCGACCAAGTCCTCGTGCAAGCCGAGGGCATAAGCTGTCATCCGTTTGTTGGACCCAAACCACTGATTTTGGTCTTGCCATGCAAGTAGTTTTTCGTCCACGGGTGCAGCCGGTTGGGGCTGATATGTGGGTTGTACCTCAGTTTTTTCTTCCTGTAAAGGGGCTGGGCGAAAATTATTTACTTTTTCTGATTTCATCTTGGCAGCGGTAAGCGCTTCTTGTGCGTTTACCAAAGCGTCAGAATCACCCGCTTCATAGGCTTCTTTGTACTGTCGTTTCGCGGCTTCAAGCTCGCTGGCCACCACTTTCTTGGCTTGTTCTAACAAGGCTGTTTGATTCTGATTAACAGAACCCTTCAACTTCTTGTTTTCTTCAGCCAACGCTTGGGCGAACCGCAGGGCTTCTTCTTTCTCACGCTGCGCAGTTTCTTTGGCGCGGCGCTCGTCGTGATAGCCTTTTGTAAAGTGTTTGATGCGCTTTTGCACGCTCTCGTCGTACTTGGCCAGCTCTTCGTCTGTCACCTCTTTGGGAGGTTCAGTCATGGGCTTGCGGTTGCGGTCTTCGGGAGGTGTGTCATCAACGACTTCGATAACCGCTTCAGTCTCACCTTCGATTTCAAAGTCAACTTTGTCGTCGGCTTTGGCAGCGGCCTTTTCCGCTTCGTCTGGGAATTTAAACTCTTCTGTTGCCATGATTACTCCTTAGTTGGGACGCTGGATACCACGTGGGTCTTGCACAACGGCTTGTACGGAATCGTCATTGATGAGTCTCCACTCGGTACCGTGGATTTTCATGCGAGTGCCAGTGTTGGGGCGAACCAACACAAAATCACCAACTTTACAGCTGGGGCCAGATGGGAATCTGGTGGGGTCTTTGAACGCATCGGGGCCAATTTTGGCGACAAATAACACGGGGGAGAGAAGCTCCTCGTGGTAAATGGCAGTAGCGGACTTCAAAATGCCAGTCTCACTAAACTCCTCTTCCGCCTTGGGCAACATACACAGCAAGTGGTACGTCGCTGGATCAGGCACTTGTTTGGCTTTTTCCTCAGCATTGGCGTTTAGCAGCCCGCTCAAGTCAACAGCTTTAACATCGAACTCAGTCATCTTCATATTCCTTAGTTTTTCGCACGAGGTCAGCAAGTTCATACTGCGCGGTTTGCAGACCCCGGATAGTCCCGCACAGTTCTTTGTAGTGGTCGTGGGATTTAGCTCCACCACCACTGACAACATCGACCAACTGCTTGACGTGCTCGTCAAGTTTTTTGTTTAACACCTCAAGCAAGTTAGCCATCATTCATCCTTCGTAGATTTGGCAGGCTGGTTGTTTGCCCGTTCAGCAGCCATTGCTGCTTGGCGCATTTTCATCGCGTGAGCCTGATCCGCGTGAGACATCTTCTGAGAGTGCACCTGACCGCCGTGGGCCATGGCTTGCTGTTGCTGAGCCTGCGCTTGCTGCAGCTCCATCTGTTTGGCCGCCATCTCAATCGCGTGCAACTCTTGGGCTTGTGCAATCTCCTGCTGCAGGCGCATCATCGCCATGGCCGGGTCTTCACCTGTCTTGGCAGCGTTCTCTTGTGCTTTGAGCGCCAGTTCCTCCGCCTTGAGCTGCAAGTCACCCTTGACTTTGAGCGCCTTAGTGTCAGCTTCTTGTTTCTTGATCTGAAGCTCGGCCTGCTGCATCTGCATGACGGGGTCTTGCATCTGTTGCTGAGCCTGCTGCTGTGCAGCCTGACCTTTACTCGCAGCCAGCACTTGTTGTGCACCTTGGGCCACCAGTTTAGACAGCATGACTTCTGCTTCTTCAGGCATCGGCTCGTCTGGTGGTGGGAGCGGTACGCCCAGCTGCTCTTCAACTTTCTTGCGGTATGCAAACGCCAAGTGTTCAGCAATGTGCGCCTGAATCTCAGCCGTCATCTTCTGGGCTTGTGGATTCTGACCAACCTGCGCCATCAAGAGCGGGTCCTGCATCATGCTGGTGTGAACAGCGATGTGTGCGTCGTGGTCCTGATAGATAAACGCTTTGGTTGGCTTGCCGTTCAGGAAGGCCATGTTCTCAGACACAGGGTCGCGTGGTGTCATATCGTCTTCAACCGGCACCAGCTTGTCTGCGTTCTTGATGCCAAGCACCTCGATCATCTGACGGTGCAGCATTGGCAAGTCGTAAATCTGCGGAGCACCTTGAGCCAACTGAATGACTGCTTGGTACTGCATGATGCGCTGCGCCATCGTCGCACTGTTGGGATCAGACACAGGGATCACGTCCACCATGTCGTAATCTTCTTGCTTGGCCATGCGGTCGCCGCTTGATGGGTCGAAGCTGTATTGGTCTGGTGTGTAGTCGCGGATGATGTCGCGCAGGAGCTGGAACTCTTGCTTCATGCTGTAGTGCACGCGGGCCTGTACAGCAGACATTGTCTTTAACTGACGCTCAAGCAGCGCCAGCGTGGTACCCACCGGAGCATTCGCACTCATGTCGCTGATGTTCATGTCAGCAATAGAGCCAAGGCGTTTGCCCTCGTCGGTGATCTGGTTCAGCAGTGCCAGCAGAACTTGTGATGGTTCTTTGTATGGCAGCGTCATGATGTTGTCGCGCACCGATCCGCTTGGCACGTCGACGTCACGGAACTCACCGGGGTTGATTGGGGTATCGTCACCCTTGATACGCAGACCGCGCGCTTTCAGACCGCCGGGCAAGTTGCTCAATGTACCCGCATCAACGAGCTGACGAATAATGGAAGTGCCTGCACGGGCGTAGCCACCGATCAAGTGGATCAGGCCCAAGCCGTAAGCACCAAAGCCGGGTATATATGTGTACTGTACGAAGTGATCGCGTTTTAATTTGCGCTTGTCTTCTGGGTTCCAATTTCTACGAACAGCCAGCACTTTGTTAGTGCCGCGATCAATCGTCACGATGTACGGCAGGGCAATCTCATCCTCGTCTTCGTAACCGGGCATGTCGTAGTCGACATGAATCTCCAGAATCTGATAGCGGTCGTCATCTGTCAGCGCAAAGCCTTGGTCCTCGGCTTTCTTCTTCTCGATGTCAGTGTGGATAATCTGCGGCTCACCCAGCTCGACGTCACGATAAAAGCCAGCTACCTGCAGCTTCTTCATCTCGTTCTTGGTCTTACGCATGATGTGCGTAACACGCTCAGACGTCTTCAAACTTGACGCGCCGTACGGAATAATGATGTCTTCCGCAGGAATAAATATGGCAACCTGACGGTTTAACGACGGGTCAAAATACACTTTCTTGAACGCCGATCCTGCCAGACCCAAGCTGTACAACATGCGCTCGTGCTCAGGGCGATACTCAGACATCACCTCGGTGAGCTGGTAATTCATGTCCTCCCGGACGCGCTCTGCAGCCTCTTCTTTAAGGCGATCAATCGCACCAATGATTTCTGTCTTGACCGGACCCTGAGCAGGGAACGTCTCAATGATAGTCTCGCTTTGGAAACGCACAGCGGCTTCGGTAAGAACAGTTGAAAATACACCACACGCCCCCAGCCATGGCTCAGTACGCTCTTCATATTTCATCCCCAAAACGTCAAGACCTTTGACATACATCTCGACCCAGTCTTTGCGACTGTTAATGTCGGTGTCCACCATCTCAACCAAATCACTGGCAAGTTTCTGCAGATCGCCCTCACTCATGGTCTCCGCAAGGTTAGCGTCAAAGTCCTCCTCCATATCAGCACCGGCCTCAAGCTCAATCTCCAGACCGTCCATGCCGATGAGCACACCTTCAGGATTCTCGATCTGAATCTCAATGCCGGGGCCGTCCTCCATCTCAGGAGCCAGTGCATCCAACCCAAGCGGCGCTGGGTTTAACGAAGGGAACATATTAGTAGCCATTATTTAATCCTTGAATGTCGGTGTGCATACCTTGGGTATGTTTAGTAATACGCTGGGCGCTTGCCCACGTAATAGGGCTCATTATCCTCGTGGTCACTGCTCAAGCGCAAGAGTCCACCCTTACGAATTCGCATCAGGGCCAGCGTCATCGTGTCAACCTCGTCGTCATGCTCGCCCGCAGGGAACGCCAAAATCTCCTCCACAGTGGCCGATGCCCACGCATTTTCTGGGAACCATACATGCCCAGACGCAAACATATCTGCCACGGCGTTAAGTCTGGCAATCTTGTCCTGACCCTTACCCGGACTGAAGTCCTGCACAAATATACCTGACCTGCGCATCTCATCAATCAGCGGCTGACCGCTGGCCTTGGCCTCAACGATCACACTGTCCGGCTGCCACTCTTTATACTGGTCGTGCGCCATCTGTTTTAGCTCAGGAAACTCGTATTTCCCCTTGACTTTGTTCAGCAGGATCACATTCTGCGTGCCATCGTCCTCATTCTCAAACACACCCCACGTGTGGCACACGGAAAAGTCAGACCGCTCCTTGGTCGTGAGCGCCGTATCAAACGACTGCACAATAAAGTCAATTCTTGGCGGATTCTCCTTCTCCCACCAGCGTATCCAGTCCCGTTTT